GAAGTGCTTGTCGCACCCCTTCTGTAACTATAAAAGGTACAGTTAGAGATTATTTATTATTTTATTTATATATTATAACATTTTTTCCGTGTCAATACAATAGCTATTTATCAACACGTAATACTTCTATCCTTTTAAAAGAAAACGTACTGTCTATTTTCTGTATCTTTGCTTTATGGTCTAAGTGCATTGTTATAGGTTGTGAACATTTATCAAACACTTTACACCCTTTCAAAAACTCTAGATTATCTCTATACTTTAAGGCCCAATTAAGAAAATCTGAAGTAATATTATCTAACCCCATCACTTCAAATTCAATTCTGATATCTTCGTTATCCATTATCTTGTTTGTAAAGTTGAATTCTTTAACCTTGATAATAACCTATCTGCACGTTCTTGTTCTTCGTTACCAGTTCTACTAGGAACGAGCGTACATAAAACATATCTTATACCTGCCATACTGTGATTAGCGCATTTTGGGTCTTCAATATTTATAATCTTTCCATTCTTGTCTATAAACCATAAGTAATTTCTATATTCAGTAAGCGTATTAAATGAACGTCTTGTAACTGAACACCTTTGATTCTGTACAATTCCTATACTCCACTTGATAAATGTATCAGTTTTACTTTCCCCACGCTGTTTAGATACTCCTATAATGTTAACCCCAAAACTTCTTATCTCGTCTATTGATTTTGGCTCTGCGCTATCAGCAATAACAACTGTTTGTGGACTCGGTAATGTTAATAAAAAGTCTGCTAGTGGCTTATTAAGCATTCCTCTTTGATAAAGTTCTTCATCAAAAATAAATCCACTATTATATTCATAAACACTTCCTATAGAAGTTGGGTCGTTTGTATATCCAAAGTCTAACCACCTTGCTACTAACCTTGCTTCGTGAGGCAATTCTTCTATAATCTGCCAGTCTTTATATATTCTTGAACTGATTACTCCTAATTGTCCTAATCCATAAACTTGCCACCACTCTTTATTACCTTTATGAGATTCTATTTCAGATATAGTTATTTCGTCTAAAGCTTCATTATCTAAATAATTTAAAGTAATAAAATCTACATCATCTCTTTTTCCAAGCATTTCTGTATAAAACCAAAATTCTTCTGACGGATTCCAATCCATCCAAACTATCTTCTTAGTTCTAGCAATAAGTTGGTCAGCTATATTATATGGAAAATGCTGTGCCTCATTTAAAAATAATACATCACGTCTTGGCCCGTGGGCTTTTCCAAATTTATCAAAAGATATAAATTCAATTACGCTACCACTCGGAAAGATATACTTTTTACCAGCTAGCCAAGAGTTATCATCCCAATATTTTTGAGCAACCATTATATTCTTAAAATCTCTAATTGCTCCTAAATCTAAGTGTGGCGCTGATTCTCCAACTACTGTAATAATCTCTCCAGTTGTACTCTGGGCATAATCTATCAACCAAATAAGAATAGAGATTGTTTTACTAGCGCTAGTTCCCCCGGCGCAAGCTCTAATTCTTTTGGTCAGTTGGAATATCTTTTTTGTTGCTGTTGTGTTTTGAAAGGCCTCCATAAATTGGGACTTGTTGTATTTTTTCACCACCACTTGTTACGTCTTGAGGTGGCTTACCCTCTAACATCTGCCAGACTAATTCTCTGTTCTCTTTGATAAAATAGTGAATAAACTCTGTATAGTCTGTTGGATGACTTTGCAGATACTTCCTTACAGTATCTTTAATTGAGTAAGAACCCTTTGGTCTTCCCTTAGGATTTCCACTCTTACCCTTCTCAAACAACCAATATTTCTCTTTTTTAACTGTATTATCAGATTCTTCTGTCATAAGTTTATTTAATTATTGTGGCTCTATAAACTCTGTTTTCTCTTTTTGCCAAGTACCTTTCCATTTAATCATATAATCGTTCTCTAGCTTCATTCTTCTTTGTCCGTGGACTTCTTCAATCACTTCAGACAAACAAGGTAGGTCTGGCTTAAACTCTTTATAATATTTTAACCAATGCGCTTCTAACATTATAGCAACTTCCTTACTGGTAATTATAGGTAAATTAGGAAGCTTTGCTGTTTCATACTTTCCCATATAATGAAAATGACCTTGAGTAAGCGCTATGTTTCCGTCTAGCTCAAATAACCTATCAAATAAGCTTATATCTTTAATTACTGTAGTGTCCATAATATGAACAAACTCGTCAAAGTTATCTTTACCTGCTTGGATTCCAGCCATTTCCCACCCATTAATAGGATTAATAATAACATTATAAACATAACCAGTCCAAGTTAAATCTGGTATATACCCACCATTACTTAATATTGTAATTGGATATTTGGCGCCTTTAATACTTTCTAAACAATTTTTCAAGAAATCTTTCGTATATTCTGAAGTTGTTACTACAATTCCTCTCTTTACGTTCTCTTTAAGTTCTTTTGGTTGGTCTAAGTCTTTCTTCCTGTCTGCAAATATTCCACCGTGGGTTTCTAAGTCGCACTCTAAAAATACATCGTGGGTTTCTGAAAGTATTTCTCTAATAGCGCTTTTCTCTATGTCGCCGTGCCATTCGCCTCTAATATATTTAACATCTTTCAAATATGGCTTGTATGCTCTGAGTATATCTGATTCCATTCCCTCGGTATCGCATTTTAATAAATCTATTCTAGGAAAGTTATGTTTATCAACTAATTTTTTTAAAGTAGTAGCAGGTACTTTTATCTCATTGACTTTCTTGCTTCCCATTGGCTCAAACAAATCCCATCTGAAATGTCCGTCAACGTGTCCATTTCCTGCCCACTTACAAACGTTAAATGTAACTTCTTCTCTATTATCACCTATTACAGCAACTTCTTCGTAAATAAGCTTATTTCCTGTATTCAACTTGGCGTATTTCATACATTCAGGCTCTGGCTCAGCAACTATAATCTTAGCATTAGGATAAAATGTCTGAAATTTAAATGATGCAGTTCCTACGTTCGCGCCTAAATCTACAATGTATTCAATGTTTTTGTCTGCTTTATATAAACTTTTTACGCGATACTCATCTTGAATAATGACTGCTTCTTCGTGAGCATCTACGCATTCTTTTAATTCAAGTGATGATTTTAACATATATTTATGTTATTTTATATTATTTTTATACCATTCTAAATGATTCGTTGTATTCATAAATTCTGTTTGCGTATGATAAGAATAATGAACTAATAAAGCATTCCCACAAAACCATACTGGCCTCTTAAATTGCTGTGGTAGCTCATAAGCCATTTGAGGTTCTTCAACATATCCACATTCAATGTGGTCTTTTCCCCACCAACAAATAGTGCAAATTGAAAATCTAGTGTAATTGTCAAAACTTCTACTGGGTAAATAATACGCGCTTAAAGTATCTTCATTATATCTTTTTTGGAAAGTTTTGTGAATATGGTCTATCAATCCACTATCGGTATAATTAAATACATCTAGATAAGCATAATTTGGGTCATCTGCTCTTTCTCTTTTAACTATCCCAGCTTCTTCGCTTAGTGCGCCTATCTCTTGATGCCAGCAAGTACAAATAGTTGAATTGATTATATTAGGATAAATTAAAAATGCTTCTGGGTGTTCTATTCTTTCTATCGCTATTCTTTTGATAGCATCTTCTTCTGCAAAAACTATATCATCATCAAACCGAATATAAATCGTATCATCAGCGCGCGCAAACTTCATAAATTTATGAGTTAGCAAAGAGTTCCACGCAGGTTGGCCACTACCCATTGTGATTTCGCTATCTAATCTATAAATATTCACTCTAGGATTTTCAGCTTGCATACTTTCAATGTAGGCTATATCTGCTGGATTAATAGTATTTTGCCAAAGCTGAATTTCATCTAATAATCCTTCTTCTATTTTACGATATAAATGTTTTTTAAAAATTGACAAGTATTTTTCTCTCCCAGCAGGAATACAAGCAACAACTCTGTATGTTTGATTATTATATGTTATCATTTTTTTAAAATAAATCCGCCCAAGTGTTCATAGCATTTTTTAATAATTTTTCATATTCTTTATCAGGCAAACTAAGCTTATTCGCTAAACTCTTATAAGCTGATTTATAAGTAGTCAATGTTTTGTTTAATTTCATTTCTTCTACTTGTTTATAAAACAATTCATTAAACAACATTCCTCCTGCTTCTTTGTCTAAACTAATTTGTGGATTAGATAACCTACTATGAGTAATTATGGGCTCTCCAATAGATATAACGTCTCCCAATAAATCAGTTATTTTTTTTAAAAATATACCTGCCCATATATCATCATACCTATCTAAATTATATTTATCACCTTGTAACCCAAAGTAAAGTGCTGGAACAATATCTCTAACAAAAGCAATATTCATCCCGCAAATTGGTGCTAATACTCCATACGGTATTGAATCTAAATCATTCCTTAACCTATATGTTTTTTTTAGTATTTGAGTTTGAGCATCATAATCAAGTACATAATCTGCTAAACCATAGTTTAAAACAGTAGGATTTGTTCTCTCAGCATAAGGAAATCCTCTTGGATATCCTCCAACAAAAGTATTTAACCAATGGAGTGGGCGAGGTTTATATAATTGTTTTAAGTGCGAATCTACAAAGTTTAAATCTCTTAGTAAAATATCATCATCCATTTTTATAATAACATCAAAACCCATTTTCCACGCTTTATAGAATCCATAAGAACATACTGCGCTAGCTTGTCTTGATATAATCCAAGCTTTTTCGCCAAGTTCTTTATCTATATCTTGATGACATAGATGAATTATATTTTTATAATTTTTATTTTCTACAACTATTTCTTTTTCTTCTCTATCTTCAATCAAAAGTATTGTGTAATCTTTTAATTCTTGCTCCCAAACATTTAAAAAAGTATTTATCCTGTCTGTCCTAATTGTTGGGATTACTATGCAGACTGTTGGTTTTTTTAATCCAAAGTACACTTTCCAATATTCTCTATTAGAATTTACTCTCACGTTACAAGCTAAACAAGTGGTGATTAAGTTATCCTCATTGCAGTTATCCTTATTATAATCTATATGATGAATGGCCAATGATTTTTTATAAAGTTCTCTACTTAATGGCTCAATCATCCCACATAATTTACACTCA